ACGCGTAAGCGCTCTACTACGCGATGGTTCTCAGGGTGTTATACCTACGCCCTTCCGGATGCTGATTCAGTATTCGGTCGGATGAAGGCATACTCTCTGGAAGCCAAGAAACTACTTGGCTTCACCATCACTCCAGAAGTAATCTGGAATTTCATGCCTTGGACTTGGGCCGTTGACTGGTTTAGTAATATCGGAGATGTCGTTTCGACGCTCTCCGATATGTCCACAGACGGTCTGGTTGTGAAGTATGGCTATCTCATGGAACACACGTTCTGTGAAGACAGCTATGCTTGGCACGGTCCGACGGGCCTAGTCGACCCTACGGTTGTGCCCTCTATGATTAACCTCGTCACTGAGACGAAGATACGTCATAGAGCCAGCCCTTACGGTTTTGGCTTGACCTGGGAAGGTCTAACCAACCGCCAGCAGGCCATAATGGCTGCTCTTGGATTATCCAGGAGCCGCTATTGATGTCTGCATCTGCGTTCAAATCGCCAACGGGAGCTAATGCTCCTAGGAGAGCTGCTTATGTCCCTACCCGATCCGCTATCCGTTACCATTAACGGTACCGCCATGTCTCTCCCACGTGTAAACGTAGGGGATCACATGAGCGAGTACTCGACAGGTGACGGCCTTACCTCCGTTACCGCATCCCACCAAGAAGCACGTGGGGGGCGGTCGCGAAGGATGTTGCGGCTCGACACTCAGAAGATGTCTCCGGATCCGTTCGATGACACCAAGACTCGGGAAGTTTCGATGGCGACGTATGTCGTCTTCGATGTCCCGGACCAAGGTTTCACGCCGGCGGAGCAGAAGGCAGTTTTCGATGGCTTTCGGGCCATGATGGCTGCCTCTTCCGACGCCGTGGTCCTGAAGCTGCTGGGAGGCGAGTCCTAAGGGACTCTCCTTTCAGACAGACTCCAGAACCATGGTGCTACATAGACACGGGTGGAAGTGTTAACTTGGATCAACATCCAGGTCGACGCTCCCACAGACGGCGTAGCCCTAATAAGCTAGGTCGTCGTAGCACTGATTATGATCCGAGGACGACGGTGACCGCTAAGGTTATCGCCGGAATCGTTTTCATAATCAATGCGCTGTATCTAGTAGGTGATACTCTACTCAATAACGCTGGTTGCGTTTAAGTAGAGAGGATTATGGG